GAGCCGCTTTGCCCCGAATCGCCGGGCCAGTGCAGCCAGCCGCAAATACAATTCATCCATATTCCCTGCTCCTTTTATACCTGATATGGTCCAGCTGATAATGCAAGCTTTAATTACTGAAGTCCTGAGGCTCATCTGAATTGCGGTGAGAAGGCAATCATTCTACTTTAGAGGGAGCCTTTTGGGAAACTGCCTCTTTTTTACGTTGTCAGCTTTTCTGCTATACGCTCGAGTAGTTCCCAGTCCTTCGGCTCTAAGTCGGCCAACATGACAACCAATCGCTTACGAAATTCTTTGTCGTCATTACGTGCAATCTCTGCAGCAAAGTCCATAATTTTATCGCTGGCGGCAGTTGGCGCTGCGAACATTTCACCTTCTCCGGTGCGCAGCCATGATTCATTGACGCCAAATTCGCGGCAGATGTCACTAATTGTACGTTCACTGGGAGATTTAGCACCAGAACAAAGTTCGGATGCAAACGGCTGTGAAATGTGCAACCTGTTTGCAAAGTCGATTCTTTTTAATCCAAGCTCTTCAAGAATTTTTTTAATACGTTCGTTCATCGGTTTTCGCCCCCCTTACAATCTGCATTGTATCACGCGGGTAAAGCCATGTCAACAAAAGAGTATAGCTCGGCTATGATTTTGTTCTTATCGATGCCACTTGGCTATTCCGTAGTTACTTACAGATAAAGCCAAACAAAAATCCCCGAAAAGCCAGGCGCGAAGCCGCTTTTCGGGGAGTTTACTTTGGAGCTACTGATCCGATTCGAACGGACGACCTGCTCATTACGAGGCCGTCAATATTTCCGATTTTATAACATCTCTTCGTTAAAATAGAAACTACCTGCGCCACCTCTTGCGCCACCTCCCTTGCGCAGCAGGTGGCGCAGTTTCTTCCTATTTAACGGTAGTTTGCGCCTTACTTCACGCTCTTCCGCAGGCGCTCAAACTCAGCATCGGCCTGAATGGCCTCCTTGGTAAAGCTGTTATTGAACCACCAGTTGACCAGTGCGGACACGGTGGTGAAGCCGGTGGAGATGAGCTGCTCGAGCTGGGCGCTCTCGATGGGCAGCAGGGGCTTGCCCAGAGAGGACAGCACCTGGTTGATAAGGGCCAGCGCCAGCACGGCGGTGCGGGAATATCTCAAGTAAACAAAAAATCCCCCGATGCTCCAAACGGAACACCGGGGGTTTATTTTATCCAATAATTTCATCAATGCCTTTCAGGCCGTATGTAACGCTTACCATGATATCCTCCTTACTGCTTTTTTGAAATTTTAACCCAGCGGGTTTTCATTTGGCGCGGGTATTGCTCCGGGTTTTTAGGCTTTCTTTTTCCTGTCCACTCAACACCGCCTGCTTTGCCTTCGCATTTATACCCGGCCGCCTTTAGCGAGCTGCCTATCTCGGTGTCCAAAATGTACGTTACGACCTTTTTGTAACCCATTGCTCTTGCGGCGCGATATGCTGCGCCATATAGCATACTGCATACATCCGGCGTGCCATCTGTGCAAAGACGTGTGATTTCCAGTGTATAGCCATCGTCTAAAAATCTTGACACCGGTCTGCCGCAAATTGCGACACCGACAAGCATACCGTCCTTCGTGGCGCCGATAGAGAACTTGTGTCCAACAACGACTCCGTGATGTCTGTGATGCTCTTTGACGTACTCGTTTGCAGCCTTTAAAGTGACAGGGCATAACTCCAGCATTTTTGTTACACTTCCTTTCTTAAAACCGCTTTTGCGCGGTCAAAGAAAAACTGGATGACCGCACCGATGGTCTCATCGGTGATGGCCCAGCTGATGAGTCTGCCGTATTTGCTGGCGCTGAGGGCCATGCGGAGCATCTGCGCCACCCACGCCTTGCGCTCTGCGCCGCGCTTTGTCCCCTGGATCTCCTGCTCGGCCCGTTCGATGAGGTCCAGCACCAGCGGCTTTACGGCGGCACCATAGCCCAGCCGAATGCAGCCAAGGGCGTAGAAAATAAAGCCGCCCAGCATGAGAACTGCCGCCACCGGGGCGGGAATGACGCCCAAAATGTTATTGATCGTTGCCATGTATTACTCCCCTCTCTCTTTTTCGAGGTCTGCAATGCGGTGGTTTGCCACCTTCATCTGTTCTTCAAGCACCGGGACGCGCTGGGCGAAATTGTTGTGCGTCCGGACTTCCCGGGTCAGCTCTTCCAGCTTGGTTTCGGTCACCGCCTGCTGCTTGTCCAGCTTGGCGTCCATGCTCTGGGCGGTGCGGTTGTTGGAGACGATCGCGCCGATCAGGCTCAGACCGCCGGTGATAATGGCTACGATGATTGCTTCGCTCATGCACCCTCCCGAAGACGGGTCAGGCCCTTCTTGCGGATGATTTTCGGGTAGTTGAGAGTAGTGACGTTGAGGTCCACGTTGCCGGAGATGCCCGGTACGCTGCCTTCACTGGTGTGCTGGTGGGCGTTGTAGTGGTAGCCGACGGCGGGGGTGCGCCCGGTCGTATCGGACAGCCAGACGTCCCAGCGGTTTGCCAGACGGCCCATGTCCAGCTCCATGTTGGAGTAGTGGGTGTAGGTGTACAGCTGAGCGTAAAAGCCCATCCGCTCCACCTGTTCCAGCGCATAGGCGGTGAGGTTGGTGAGGTCGAGGGTACTCATGGGCTTGAGCTTGTTTTCCTCCACGTCCACCGCCACCGGCAGGGTCAGCTCCTTGCCCCGCACCGCCTGCCGCAGCAGGGCAAGCTCTGCGTCAGCCATCGCCTCGCTGGTGGCGTAGGTGTAGTAGTAGACGCCCACGTCCAGACCGGCAGCTTTGGCATTGCGATAGTTGGACTCAAAGGTGGGGTCGATATACAGGCCGTCTGCCCGCTTGGAGAGCTTGCGGTTGGTGCTCACGGTCTTGAGCATTGCCCCCTTGTAGCCCGCCGCTGCCACCTGCGCCCAGTCGATGAGGCCCTGATAGCGGCTCACGTCCACAAAGCGGTAGGGAGGCCCGCCCTGCCAGCCGGTCACAGCCTCTGCCCCGGGGGGTTCGGGAGGTTCCGGTGCGGGCTTTACCTCTTCGGCATCCTGCTTGTCCCCCGGGCCAAAGATGGCCCGCACCAGCTTTTCCAGCAGCTCCAGCAGCTTACCCATCGTAGTCCTCCCCCGTGATCTCCTTGTACTGCGCTGCGGTGATCTCCTCCTCGGCCACACGCTTGGCCAGCTCCCGCTTGACACCGGGGCGGCGGCTTGCGGGCATCTCTGCCCATGTCTTGGTACCGGCGACCAGTCTGTTTGCCCAGATTTTGTCCATTTTGATGTCCTCCTTACTTGTTGACGGTGGCGTCCAGCTCGCACAGCGAGTCCTCGATAGTCGCCAGCCGCTCCTGTGATTCCATATCCTGCTCACACATGGCGTTCTCGATCTCCGCCACGAGGCCGGGCAGTTCCCTGAGCTTCTGCTCCTCTGCCAGCTTCCGGTGGAGCTCTTTCAGGCTCCTTTCTGTTTTGTGCAGACTCATCCGATCACACCTCCGATCATAGTGATATTGCCGCCGACGCCGCTCTCTCCCCGGGTGATCGTCACCTTGTAGTTAAAGGCCGCTCCCTTGGCGGCGGTCTTGTTGGTAAAGGCGTGGTGTGCAAAGGCCCGGCTCTCGCCGCGCTGGATGTCGGTGCAGTTCTCCCACACCGGGGCATCGTCCCGTGCGTTGTTGCTCAGCTCCACGGTCAGGCTCATGTCTCCCGGGAAACTGCCCTCCAGCGTCATGGCAGCTACGGTGATGGTGTCGTCTGCCGTCATGGGCTGGGCCAGCGAGAGGACGGCGCTTGTCACATTTTTGGTAAAGGTAGCGGTCCACTCTGTCGTGGTCTTTCCGTCGCCCACTTCCAGCACCAATGTGTTCTCTCCGTTGAGGATCTGCTGGAAAAGCACCTTCTCGCTCAGGCACTGTACCGTGAGTTCGGTGCTGGTGGCCACGTTCTCGTGGACAGCCAGCGCCACGCCGTTCACCTTTTCGGTGATGGTCATGGGGTCTCCGTCGCCGTCGGTCACGGTGTAGGACAGAGTAAACGGCTCGTTCTTCTTGCCCAGCGCCGCGCCGCTCTCGCCCGCATCGGAAGTGATCTCCTGCGGCTGGTTCACAGTCGGGAAGCCGTCCTTGTCGATGTATAACGTCTCAGGCAGGGTGAAACAGGGCAGATAACCGTAAGAGGCATTGTATGCACTTCCGGTTGAAAAAACGCCCCAGTCGGAGTCGCTTGTTCTGGAAAGATACAAGCCATTAGCATAGTAATAATCCCTGCTTCCATCGTCATCGTCCTCATAGCCACTATCAGTATTGCTATGGGTTCTTGTCCAAATGCCCTTTCCGTAGGCAGTAAATATCTTTTCGAGTCGAGTACGTGCTTCTTTTGAAAGCAAAGATCCATCCAAATGATCAGCCCTGGTCACAGCTTCTGCTTCTGAAATAGTGAAGAAGGCAGTGTTGAATGTACCTAAATTAAAATTCGAGGGTGATGAGTAATAATCACGAGGAGAATAAGCCTTATATTGGGTCGTTGCGATCCATTTTTTTACTGTGGATGTGAAACTGGATGGATATGTGTCTGTAAGGTATTTGTATATTGCATTGGTTACGCGTGTACCACCGTAATTGATTGTGCCCCATCCAAGACTATAGCTGCTGCCTGTTTGACATCGGATTTCGCTCGTCGCCGGACTCTCCCGGCAAAACAGCGTCCGCCCCGTGCCGTTCAGGCCGCTCTCATAGTTATGGC